AAGCTCGTATCCGCAGAAAGACACAGACTATTCTTACATCACCGCTTAAAGGCGATGAGTTTGGAACGGGGCCGACATTGCTCGGTTCAGGTGATACTACTAAGAAAACGGTGCTGGGGTAAACTATGGCAAAAGTCGCTAACGTAAAAGAATTACTCGCAAGAGCTGAAAGGCTTCGAGGTATCAGGCAGTTATGGGAGAGTTACTGGGACGACGTATTGAGGCTATGTATCGCTCGCAAAGCCTATGTAACTAAGTCAAAACAAGAGGGCGATAGGTTGCCTGTCGACGTTTATGACTCATCCGCTATCGAAGCACTCCGTATATTCGCCGCAGGTCTAATGGGCTATCTTACCAATCCCTCGGCAAAGTGGTTCAATCTTAGAACCGAAGACAAAGACCTGATGGATGAAAAAGAAGTCAAGGTCTGGATTAAAGACTCGGAAGATAGAATCTATGATACTTTGAACAGCTCAAACTTCTCATTTGCTATCCACGAAGCATATCTTGACTTCGGTTCAGTCGGTATGTGTTCGATATTCCTCGAAGAAGATATACAAGACTATGTTCGCTTCTACACTCGCCCGATTAAAGAAATCTTTATTGACCAGAACGAGCGTGAGGTAATAGATACGGTTTATCGTGAGTTCGAGTTTACCGTAAGACAATGCTATCGCAAGTGGGGAGAAGACTGCCCTAAAGCGATTATTGATAAATACGAGAAGAACAAACTTGAAGAGAAAGTCACAATACTGCATTGTGTAGAGCCGAGATACGATTATCATCCGGGAAGAAAAGACTCGGTTAATATGCCGTTTATGTCGGTTTACATTGAGAAAGAATCGAAGAAGAAACTCTCTGAATCGGGCTTCCGCTCATTCCCGTATATGATAGCAGGGGCGAATAAAGAGAGCGGCGAAACCTACTTCACAAGTCCGATGATGGAGTGCTATTCGGATACGAAGATGGTTAACAGAATGGTTGAAACTAACCTTCGTGCCGCTATGAAACTTGTAGACCCGCCGCTTGACGTGCCTAATGACGGCTTTCTCAATCCATTTAACCTTAACCCCGGTGCTGTCAACTATCGTAATCCCGGCACTCCCGGTGTTGATGATAAAGTCCGCCCTATCCAAACTGGCGGTAATGTGCCTCTTGGATTGGAACTTATCGAGCGTGTTGAACTTAAAATACAACGTGCATTATTTGTTGACTTGTTCCTTGCTCTGGCTCAAAGAGACCCGAAGATGACGGCTACTGAAGTCCTATCAAGACAGCAGGAGAGAATGTTATTGCTCGGACCTATGCTTGGACGTTTAACCGAGATGTTCTCGCAAATCATCAAAAGGACATTTCAGATACTTACTGACAAACAAGTCATTAAGCCTCTACCAATATCACTACAGAATCAAGGCAGTCTTATTGTTGAGTATGTATCTCCTCTGGCAAGGGCGCAGAAGAATAGCGAAATCGGCTCTATCAACAATACGATTCTGTTAGTAGGACAGCTTGCAACGGGCAATCCGCAAGTCTTGGATAAGATAGACTTCGACAAGACCGTTGATGAAATTGCTCTGCTTGAAGGTATAAATCCTTCACTCATTAGAGACGCTTCCGAGGTCGAGGAAATCCGCAAGGCAAGGGCGACGGCTCAAGAAGCGCAAGCAAAAATGCAGGCTATGGACGCAATAGCAGGTGCGGCGCAAAAAGGCGGTGCGGCCGCTAAGTCAATGGCTGAAGCTCAAAATGTGGGGGCAGAATGAAAAAGACCGACCCTGTTGTCTTAAAGAGCGCTTATGCTTCAATCTTTAAGGGTGAGATGGGTAAAATCGTGATGAATGATTTGAAGGAATGGTGCCACGTTAATAAGACCTCGATTGTTCCCGGTCAGCCGGATATTTCGGCATTTAATGAGGGTAAGCGGTTCATCTTCTTGCGTATCTGTTCAATGGCAAAAATTGATTTAGATAGGTATATAAACAAAGAATAACAGACAACTGGAGGTCTGCTTTGTGGCAGATAGCTGAAAGTCTGTAAAGGAGACGTATGGCAAGGTTATGGCATTTAGGCGTAGGAAGCCCTATAAATGGCTTTCTAAGGTTTGTTAGGTGGGATGATGCTTCTGGCGCAGGAAGTGGCTCTGGCGATGGCGCAGGGGCTTCTGGCGGTAGTTCTGGTGCGGGTCAGGGAGATGGTGGTGCGGGCGGAGATGCCGGCGCAGGTTCAGGAGCCGGTGGTCAAGGCGCAGGACAGCAACAGGATTGGCGTTCAGGACTTGACGCTGATATTAAAGACCATCCTTGCCTTAAAGACTTTAAGAGCGAGAAGGAAGTGGCAAAGGCGTATGTAGGCGCTCAAAGACTCATCGGTGTTGATAAATTGCCTATACCGAAAGATTACGCTACTAATCCCGAAGTAAGGGGAAAGTTCTTAAACGATGTCGCTGACAGGCTCGGCAGACCGAAAGAATCAAAAGATTACAAGATAACCGATGTCAAGTTTCCTGATGGCGTTGATGTAAAGAAAGACCCTGATTTCGTTAACGGCTTAAAGGCGGAGTCGCACAAGTTAGGACTTTTACCTCATCAGGTAGACGGGCTTTATTCTTGGTATATGACGCTTGCCGGAAATAAAATCAAGGCGCATGGCGAAGGACTTACTAAAGCAAAACAAGACAGCGAGGCTTCGTTAAGAGCTGAATACGGCTCGGCTTATGATGGCAAGGTCACTAAGGCTCAAGAGCTGTTAAACAAATTCGGCGGAGATGATTACAAGTCTTTGCTTGATTCAGGCTTCGGCAATAACCCTGCTGTCATTAGGTTCATGTCAAAGATGGCTGATAGTATTTCAGAGGACACATTCACCAGAGGCGGTGGGGAAGCCACTATGACGCCTGGCGAAGCGGATAAAGAATTAACACAGGTCAGGAATAAACTGGTCGCAATGGACCAGTCAAATCCTGAATATAAAGAACTATTGAAGCGTAGGAATGATTTGATGTCGATGTCTTCACCCGAAAAATAGGACAAGCGAAAGCCCCTTTGATTCGGTAGTGTAATGGGATAAGTCTTTAAGACCCCCGAAACAGTGTATTATAGGCCCGGTAACGGACAACCTGTAAGAAACCATTTATGAAAGGTGTCTTGTTATGGGTCAACCGAAAGGTTGTATAGCTTGGAACAAAGGTAAGGTAGGCGTTCAGAAGGCTTGGAATAAAGGTATTCCATGTCGGACTGAAACTAAAGAAAAGTTAAGCCTTGCTAAACTTGGGAAACCTTCTGGAAAAAAAGGTCTCAAGTGTTCCCCTGAAACTATCGAGAAGATGAAAATAGCCAGTAGAAGGCAAACTAATAAACGAGGCCCGAAAGGAAAACCTTGGTCATTAGCTCGCATAAAAGCCCAAGAAACCAAAACAGGAAAACCTTATGTTAAGGGTGAACGAAGAACTTATAATAAACGAGGACCTCGTAAACCCGTAATCAAAAATGGTAAAGAGTATCACCCCTTATGGCATGAGTTAAGAAAACTTGTGTATAAAAGGGATGGGTGGTTGTGTCAAGAATGTGGGGTACATTGTAATGGCAAAAACAAGACTGCTATTGCTTGTCATCACATAGATTATGACATCTCAAATAATGATTTATCTAATTTAATAACTCTCTGCGCAAGTTGTCATTGTAAGACAAACTTCCGTCGAGAGAATTGGATAATTCATTATAGAGAAAAACAAACGAAAGGATGAGTATTTGTTACTCATAAAAAAATCTCATGGGCGCTATAACGACTGCATTTAAGAAGGAATTCGCAGCCACGTTATATCTGTTAGCTCAACAGTCCGGGTCGAAACTTATGACCGCTGTTAGGCATGAAACAGATTTTAGCGGAGAGGCGAAGTTTTACAATCAGTATGGGTCAGATGAAGCAAGTGAAAAGAATACCAGACATCAGGACATTCAGTATAATCCTGATGACTATTCAAGGCGTATGGTAACGCCGAAGTTGGCTTATTGGTCTAAACTCGTTGATACAGAAGACGAAATATCAATGGGGCTTGACCCGAAGTCCGCTCTGATGACCGCAGGTAAGAACGCAATAGGCCGTAAGATTGACGATTATATCGTTGCGGCTCTGCGTGGCACGGCTTACACCGGAACTGACGGCACAACTGAAACCGCTCTCGGAAGCGGACAGAAAGTCGCTGTCGATGGTTCTGGTTTGACCCTCGCTAAGATACTCGACGCACAGGAACTGTTGAACTCGGCAGATGTGCCTGAGAGCGATAGGTTCTTCCTGTATGGCCCGAAACAGTTAAAAGACTTGATGAAGATAACCGAAGTTACGAGTATTGATTTTAATACTCAGAAGACGCTGGCTTCGGGTAGCATGGCTACATTCCTCGGTTTTAACTGGATAATGACCAACCGTCTGTATGATGCGTCCAGTGTTCGGTATTGCATGGCGTATAATAAGATGGGAATACTCCTCGCTTCCGCCGGCGGAATTACCTCGTCAATAGATAAGGTAATAACAAAGGTTCGTCAGCCGTGGCAGATTTATGCCGACATTTATTGCGGGTCGACGAGAATGGAAGAGGAGATGGTCGTTGAAGTGGCTTGTTCGGAAGCCTAAAAGCGGTTAAAAACTAAGGAGGTTTCAAATGGCAACAACGTATTATGGCGATAACAAAACCAAGATAGACGCCATAAAGCCGACAAGTATTCTTGATGCCGGAGTTATGGGCGGAAAGATGAGGGTGTTATTCGACACCGTCACTTTCGCAACAGCGACTGGATTGCCGATTGTCGGCGATATAGTCGAGTTAGGTGCGGAACTTCCCGTAGGGGCGAGAGTTTTAGACGTGGTGTTCTTAAACCATGACGCTTCTACGACTTGGAATATTGGGGATTACGAAGATACGGATAGGTATATAGCGGCTGCGGCTGTTAGTGCTATATCCCGTCTCGACGAAGTTCCTACTATTCCGAATGTTGGGTATAAGGTTGATATGACTACGGCCTTGACTCCCGATAATCAGATAATCGCAACTGCCGCCACTGCGAAAGTAACGACAGGAACGATTATAAGTATTGCTATAACTTACGTGGTCGAGTAGAGTGGTTGTAGCTTAGAAATAAATAGTTTTCTGCGGGCTTTCTATCACAAAAAAGTCCGCACCATTAAACTATGAAAAAAATCATTCCATACATAGCGTTGATACCGCTTATTCTGTTGGCAATAACCCCGCCAATGATTTTTTCATTGGACTGTTCTATCAATTCGATTTTCTGGCTCTGGGCAACACTCGCTTCTGGCTTCCTTGCGTTTCTTTTCTTATATCAGAGGGTAAATGTATGGCTAAAAC